AAAACTCTACACAACCTCTTCCTGCTTCTGCAAAATATAAATTACCTTTATAGCTAAAATCTATGCCAAACACCTTAAGAACATCTACTTGGTTCCACAAAGCAAAGGCCACAGCATAGGCTACGGTGTTATTTAGGTATGAGCTTTGTAAATCTTTTAATACTTCGTCGATTGGATATAGCTGTAAGTTTTTACATCTTTTGTCTAATTCGCAGGTGTAAATTGGTTTGCCGTTTTCTTTAAGCAGCTTGCGCATGCCTTCTGTTTGACCTCCTGCATCATCGCTATCTAAAAACCTAGATGGCGGGTCCATCATAAACACCCGGTCATGAAATATTACCGTACCAACTGCGTTGATTGCCCAAACCTCATCAAAGTGTGAGCCGTGTGATTTGGCAAGGTTATAGTCAAACCAACTTGCGCCCATGCCAACTATAGCAACAGTTTTGCCTTTTAATTCTTTAATAGGTTCCATCTCTCTCTTTTTGTAATCTATGTTACATTTGTTCTAAGTGAATCATACCTCATTTCGTCTCTAGTATCTCTGCCTTCGCCTAGATTCTTGAGTCTAAGTAAACTTTCTTTAAATCTTGCTTCATACATTCCTATATCATCAGCAGGTAGTTTTAAAAATATAGCGCCCTCTAATAAACATCCATACAACAATGTATCAGGCGCATCTGATGATAAATAAGTAGTTCCTGAGTCTGCACCAGATGTAAGAGAAGTTGGCTTTGCTAAATAATGTAATTCCATGGTGTAATTACTGTCAGGCACAGGTGCTACCTCAAAACTACTTTGGTCAAATATTGCGTAATATCTTGGTGTTCCTCTTGTAGCAGAACTTGATACAAACTCTTTTATAAAAGAATTGTGTTTTAAATCTAAATAGTCGTATGTGTTAGAACTTATTACAGCCAATGAAAACGGTGCCAAAAAGTCTGTTGGTGTTCCTAAAAATCTATTGTCTGTAGTTACGTTTCCTGTAACATTTTTTCTTTGGTCGGGTATTTGTACTGATTTTAAGATTCTTTCTTCTGCTTGTAGAATAATGTTGTTTAGATTATTAACAAAAGTAGTTTCGTCTGTTTCTAAATAATCTTGTACAGCAGTTTTTAGTGTAGCTAATGTAAAACTCATGATGTTGTTATTGTAACTGTACCTAATGCAGTTGTCATGCTATCGGGTGTTGTTAATTTTTTGCCTATAATACCTAAGTCATAATTGGTATATACCGTGAATATTGTTGGAGATTCGCTTATATCGGGCCTTGGCTCACGCACAGCCTGTGGGTCTACTTTGTTAGTTCTAGGTTCTAATTGTGGATGCTTAGATTCGTAACACTCAGGACAGGTTTTTAAACCATTCCATTCTTTACGCAGTTCTTTTAGGCCGTATCTAAATCCACATCTGTCACAAATTGCGTAAGCGTTTTTATTAGATGCAAAAGCCATTATGCAATGTTGTAGCTTGCAATATCAGGAGTAATGCTTAATGAAGCTCTATCTTCATCTGCTTCTAGCGCTCTTTGAAACTCCTCTTCATAAATTTGTTTTAACAAGCCGGTTCTTTCAGGACTTTTCTTTACTGATAAATAATAAGCCAAACCTGCTGCAAGACATGGATAGAATCTAAACGGCATTTGTAATGTATCGGTTGCTGCGTCTACGTCATCCATTCTTGTTAATACATTCAAATGAACCGTATATGTGCTTGATGCGTCTGGTGTTGGATAAACGCTTATAGTTGGTGATATTTGCTTATCAACAAAAAATTGTAATGGTGTGCCTGTAGTTGATTTGTTTGGTACTGATGAATATTCGCTTCTTGATAGCCTGGTCATTTGTATGTCTGAGTTTTCAGAATTTATTGTTTGTCTTAAAAAACCATCTAAAACATCAATAGCTGCCGTGCTATTTGTTGAGTCAACATTATAGCTTGTAGTATCTTTTACCATAGAAATTGTTTTTTCTTGTATAGTCCATTGATTTAAACCACGATTTGCCCATTCAGCTAGTAATAAATTTAAGCTTCTTCTAGCTGTTTTTAGGTCGTAAGCTGTCCTTAGCTCTAAGCCACATCGTTCAAATGCCTCCTCAATATAATCAGCGACATCTAATTCAAAGTTTTTTGAACCTGATACTGCCATAATTTACTTCTTAGCTTTTCCGCCTCTGCCTAGTTTTTTAACGCCTGCTTTCTTTTTAACGCCTGATTTACCGCCGCCTTTCAATTTCATGACACCAGACTTAGGCGCACCGCCCATGCCTACCTTAACAACGCCTGACTTCATAGTAGCATCACCACCACCTGCCATTTTGACAACACTGCTGTCTTTCATGGATTTTGCGATTTCAGACTTATCTGCGTTAGACAAACTGCCTACTAATTTTTTTAAACCTTTTAATGATTTTGCCATCATTTACTCCTTCTTTTAAGAATGTTTTGGAAATCTTCTTGATTCCAATTATTATAATAACCTATTTTTTCTAATCTTTCAGATGCTTTATTCAATTCATCCAATCTTTGCATGAACAACATATTATAGCTTTCTTCAAAATGTGGTTCAAAGTGTTCTTGTACCACTACCTCTTTTTCTGCATGGTCTTGATGAAATCCCATTACATATAAATTGTTTGGATTTAAAAAAGCATTTAACATCGCTATTCTACTGTCAAAATGAAAAACATCCATATCCATGTTTAAATCACAATATATAACAACGTGTTTATCTTCTGGAAAATCTTGGCTTATGGTTATAAGGTCTGACCAATAAATACAATCAGATAAAACAACATCTACTTTTTTTTCTTGCCATGTTTTTTTTGCATAAGGACATACAGGCTGTTCTGTTTCTAATACTTCTTTTGACCAATCTCTTACTTCTTTTTTGATAGATGCCTGGCTAATCATTTTACAAATGTTTTAACATTGGTTGGTTTTCCGCCTACACCCTGTTTCTTTGACCTTTTTCTTGTGACTGCTGATTTTATTTGTGACTTAGACATACGATTAGCTGTAGCTTTTGGCACACATTTTGGATATTTTCTTTTAGAACCCTTGGCCTTAGAACGACCACATTTTTTAAAGCCACCACCTTTTTTAGGTGAGCCAATATCAACCCAATCTTCGTTAAACCACTTGCCTAAACCCATTACCTGCCACGCATTTTAGTAACTTTTCTTCTAGGCTCCATTACAGCTCCACAACCTTTGGCTATAAAACCGCCGTTATTTTTTTTAATAACGCCGCCTGTTGCTGCTGTCTTAGGTCCCTTGTACGTGCCACCTCTTTTTTTGTAGGTTTTGACAAGCCAAGCGTTTGCATAAGCAGATGGGTAAACATCAAATTTTGCTTTTGCCGCTGCTTTTACTCTTTGATACAAACTTGGATTTGCAACATTTGATGGTACGCTTCCACCACTTTTTAATTTTATTGTTTCAAGTGTTTTGGCTTGTTTAGCGTGTAAACCACTAGCCTTCTTCAAAGCTTTAGAAACCTTTTTGATTTTTTTCTTTGCATTTTTTTTAACAAACATCTAACACCTCCATCTTCTTCTTGCTTGCCTAATTCTTGAATTAGGATTGTTTCTAGTTTTAGCAGAGCTGCGCTTTAATTGTCCAAGTGACCTTGCACAATAGGATTTACGCCTTTTTGCTGCTTTGCTACCTTTTTTAACCTTGCCTGTTACGGCTGTTTTTAATTTAGAACCAGGATTGGCTTTTCTATAGGCTTTAACACCTTTCTTGGTCATGCCTGCACCGGACTTGGTAGGGCGATAATTACCGCCCTTGCCAGTCGTTCTTTTTATAGGTTTGGCTTTCTTCCTAGGTTTTGTTGCTGCCATTCATTAATAATTCTTATTCAAAACCAAAATAATTGAATAAGTATCACCGCTTGAGTGTCCTACGGTTGTAAAATCTATATCACCTGTTACTCCACTACCTGCATTATTAGGTATGCCTGTAAACAAGTCATAATATTCATCACCCGTACTGTCAGCAGGTAAACCAGTTAACAAAACATTGGTGCTTGCATCAAATTCTAAATTAACACCCATGCCTCTAGTTGCCCAATAAATTCGAGCTACCGAAACAGAGGTGCATGCTTCACCCGCATGATTCGCTGCTAAAGCCGATACATCAACCTTTTTTACAGCACTTTCTCCGGTGCCGTCAGAAACATTCGTAAATTTCAATACGGCTGTTTTTTGGCCATCTTGAATAGTTTGAGAGGTTACTGCGTCTGCCATAATTTACTCCTATTATGCGTCAGCAAATGGTGTTACTAAAGTTCCTGAACCTAAAATAATACCTTCTACAGAATATTTAGCTGAGGCCATTGCAGTAACTTTAACTATACTGCCTGCTAGTCCACCTTTTGTTGAACCGTTCATTGTAATTACATCATTAGATGAAGCTGAAATAAAAGTTTTACCAGTATTGTCATCTACACCTGTATATACCCCACCAACAAACTTATCTGTTCCATCAGTTAAAATATCCATATCTGTAGCTGCGGTTTCTACAACAAAGAAGAAAGTAGCTCCAAGGTTATTTAATTGATTTGGGTCTGTGTTGTCGCCCGGGTCTGTTGTGACAATGCTTGGTAAAGTAAATTTACCATCTGCGTCATTACAAGTTAATATTTTGCCTGAGTGTGCTGCAACTGTAAGTGTTGTATCTGCTGTTAAGCTTACTACATTTGCATTACCCGCCGAAATGAATCCTGCTAATGATTTTACAGGACCACTAAATGTACTTAATGCCATAATTTTTCTCCCGAAAAATAAGTTCTATTATCTTGGCTTGTCTGCTAGGTCAGTTAATAGAACAAGTTAATTTATCCTAGTCTTATGATTGTATATTAGTTTATACAATAAAAAAAGGGAGCTAATGCTCCCTTTAGTGGTTTGAAGAACCTTAAGCTCCTTGTGAGCCAAAAACTCCACGCCAGTTAGATACACCAAATGAATATCTTTCTCTAGCTCTATACCTAATGTTACCTGTTGAAAATTCAGGTTCCATGGAGGTTTCCATATTTGTTCTATTGAACATTTTTAGACCTTCTCCATCTGAATTAACCGATGTCATAATGAAATATGCATCTGGGTCATTAAGATAGTGGTTTACACTAAAACCACCAGGCATAGAAGATTGGTTTTTAATTGAGTTAATATCATTGTCTGATGTTGAAACTCTACCAGGTGAGTTTAATAATCTATCAGCAATAAATGTTAATTGCGGAGGTATTATTAATTTATCTGGTCTAACTGCAATAGTCAGATTTCTGTCATCAACAAAAGTTGATATATCAATTATATTATCTTCTAACGAAGTTTCATTCAGGTCAGCCATTGTTGAAGCTCTGTTACGAGCTGTTCCACCACCCGCTAACGGATGTGCTGTGGAAATTAATTGCTGTCCATCACCAATAGCAAAATTAGAATCAAACGCATTGTTTAATACATTTGCTCCTTTTACTTCTTTGGTATGTTGCATTGAACGAGCCAATGCTTTTGTGTATCTACGACCGAGTTGGTCATATAAATTGTCTTCAATAGCTTCTTCAGTTAAAGAGAAAGCAAGAGCCACAGTTTCGTGTGTATATCTCGCTGTATATCCTTCTGAAGCACTATCAAAGCTTACGCCAGCACCTTCTTCCTTGACAGGAGCTGCACCAAATCCAACTACTAAAACTTCTTCTTCGAAAGCTCTATCTGAGTCTTCTATAGAATATAGTTCTTTGTATTCTTCATTGTTTTCGTCATATTCAAGTCCAAAAAGTGCATTTAGACCGGGTTCAAGTTCTTTCGCTAATTGCGCTCTACTTATAGCCATCTAATTACTCCTTATGCTAATCCTGCGCCTTTTTGGCCACAGATATGATTTTGAATAACAACCAAAACATTTGTGTTTGCTGAAGCGACGTCTGAGTTATCAGGGTCTTGACTAATGTCAATAGCTTTTAGCGGCAAACCTGCTGTAGTTGCACCTGTTGTGACATCTAACTCTGCTCCTGAAATACCTGTATAGGTACTTCCTGAGTTTGTGTAAACAATGTCAAAATTACCAAACAGGTCAGCCACTGGGAAAGTGTCGTCTGCTTGGATTTCAAAGACCGTATTAGGGTCATCATGTATAAAGCAAATTATGTCTGAAGCGTTAGTGCTTGCAGGGTAATAATTACTAAATACTTGCTCTGATGTTGTCGGGTCTGTGTACATACAACCGTTGAATACGCCAACTATTGGAACAGTACCACCGTCAGCATGTATTTCTACACCGCCTCCAGTTACTTGCATTACCAAGTCACCTTGAAAAATGCTAGTTCCGTAGTTTGCAGCAATTCTATAACGGCTTTGACCGCCTGAATAGGGTGAGCCACCCATCATTTTTACAGGCTTAAGACCAAATGAAGCGTCTTTATTCGCCATATTTTTATCCTACCTTTTTTTACCAAATGATACTTTAGATTGTCTATTAGAGTCGTACTTAACGTATCTGTTGTTGCCTTCAACCTCACTAAACATAGTATTATCAAGTGCTTCGTTCTGTTGCACATTTCTTTGTTTATAGTGTTGGTTTCTTTCTTCAACAGTTTCTTTTGGTATTTTCGCTAATATCAATCCACCTACTGATATGACTCCTGCGTGTCTTCCATGCTCTATTGTAGGTAAAGGAAAGTCTGGTATTTCATCTTGTCTGACAAACTCCCATCCTTCTCTCATTCTAGCAGAAACATTATTTCTATCTTCTACTCCTACATACTCTGACCTAATCCATCGGTATTGATAACCCTCTGGTGCAGGTGGAGTTTCAAGCATCCTCGCAGGCTGCCATGGTTTCCTTCTAGCGTTTTTATCGTGTTGCTCGTCGTCACGAGATTGGCGTGTTGTATTTTCAATCGCATCTATGTCCATTATTTTACTCCTTCAAGTTTAACTATTTCTTTACCTACTCTTTTCAGCCACTCTTGTTGTGACATCCCGTAAGGTTTTAAATTACTCTTTACGGAAGCATGGTTAGAATTAATCTTAATACCGCTTTTCTTCCCTTGTGTTCCTTGGCGACTTCCGGAGGAAGCAGAAGCAACTCTTTGCACAGTTGAGTTGGTATCTTTTGATACGCCTTCAGGTTTTACCTGTAAATCAGGATAAACCTTTTGCAATCTTTTGTCTAATTCTTCATAGTAATCATTATCAGTGCCGTCAAAACCTTCGTTTATTAGGTCTTCATGAATACCCATAGCAGTGTATGTTTTGACTCTATCTTTTTGAAACCAGTCATTTTTTTCTTGCCATTCAACTGCTTTAGAATCAGGCTTAGGTTTATCATACACTTGTTGTGGAACATTTTGTACATTTTGTTCAACATTTGTTGCATTTTGTTGTGTTTCTAATTGTACCTTTGCAAGCCTAACCCTTTCTTCTTCTAAAGAAACCTTGTTAAGCAGCTCTACACTTTTAACTTCTAAGTCCGGGTCATTAGTTTCTCTTGCTTTTCTGTACAAATCTTCAGCCTGTTGTCTTTGTGACTTGACTCTATTTTCATACTCATCGGTATAACTTTTGTCTAAAACATTAGCTCTGCTTTTAACTGAGTCATACTCATTTGATAATTTAGCGTATTTAGATTCGGCCTCAGACGCTCTTATCTCAGCCTGTCTTACTTTATCGTTGAGTTTATTTATTCGCTTTGATACACCTCTAGTGTACTTATCAAGTTCTTCGTCACCACCTGAGTTGGTTTCGACCGCTTCAGCTTCTGCTTCGTCAATAGGTGTATCAACTACATCTACAACAAGTTCTTCTTCTGCTTGAACCTGATTTTCTTTATTTATTTCGTCCATATAATTTCTCCTTATACTGAAACAATGTCATCAGGGTTTAAAATAGTAGCGATAACTTCGTCGTCATTTATAATTCTGACTTCGCTTTCATCAGCCAACCTAAACCTAGAACCTGCATATCTGCCAATCATAATCCAATCGCCTTTGCTACACCAAACAGACGAAAATCTCTTTTTGTCTGCGTAACAATCTGGGCCAACGGCTACAACATAGGCAACTACAGTTGCTAGGGTTTCTCTATCAATGGTTTCCTTAACTAATTGGATTCCACCTTCTGATACTCCTTTACCTTTATAAGGAAGTACCAACATCCGCCAACCCGTAGGTTGTGGCATGCGTTCAAGAACACTTTTATCTAAAAGACTTGGGTCAAGAACTCTTTTGTCTTCTTCAACAAAAGCTTTGTCTAAGTCAATAGTATCTTCTTCAACCTTTTCTTCAATGGTTTTCTTTACCTCACTTGTCATTAATATCTCCTTCTTCATGTAAGTGTTCTTTTATCTTATCATGAATATAGGATAATGCAGATATTTCGCCCATTAAAAATTGGTATTTTTCCATATCCTTTATGCCACCAGACAAAAGAATATCTTTCACTTGCTCCTCTCTTTCGTTTAAATCTCTACGGAGAGCATGAATAAAATCATACTTATCCATATTTTAGAATACGCCGTTAAACTTATTGCCTCGTAAAGCAGCTCCTTTACCTCTGCTTTCTCCTTTGCCGTAACCAGGTTTATGTGATTGGTCTACTTTCACTTTCTTTGGTTGTGACAAAGGTATAGTCCCTTGACCTTTTATTGTTATGGAAGTTTTAGCTTTCATTTTTACTCCTTACTATTTTTTAGTAGTTTTCTTTTTAGCAACTGTTTTTTTCTTTGCAGTTGTTTTCTTTTTGGTTGTTGTTTTTTTGGCTTTCTTTTTAGGTGCTTTACCACCTTCCCAAGCCTCATTAACATCCGGAGTTGATAGGTCATCAGCTATGTAATGGCCTTTATCATCTCTTGCTCTTTTTACTTCTTCTACTTGTGCAGCTTCTTGTATCTTAGTTTCAGCTTTTTTTGCTTTTATTTGTTCTACTATTTTTTCATTGATTGAACTTGTCATTTATTCATCCTCGCTTGTAAGTCTATTAATTTTAACTCAGCCTGTTGTTCCAATCTTGCTTTTGCAATCTCATTCTTTTCATTGCCAATGCTTGCTTGTTGGTCAGCTTTTTGTTGCTGTAATTGTAGCTCAGTTCCTTTTTCCATGGCATCTTGTTGTTCTTTTGCCATAAACTGTTGATTCTTCATGTCTATTTCTTTATCACGCAATCCAAGTTCTTGTTGCCTTATGGCTACAAGTGGGTCGTCTTGTTGTGGTGGTTGTACTGAAGATAAAAATTCACTTGATAATTGAGCTAGTATTGGTGAACTGAATGTTTCAATTATGCTTTGTATTTGTTGCTGTAGAGCCATTTGTGATTGTGGGTCTAGCTGTTGCATTTGTTGTGCAGCTTCCTGTATTTGTTGCTGTACCTCTGGTGGTAGCTGCTGTTCTGCCATTTGATTAGCCATAAATTGTAAATGTTGCATAACATGAGCAATAATGACCGATTGTAATTGTGGATTCATAATTACTGCTTGCGTTAAAAACAATGATTTATGTGCTTCTACATGAGCTTCATGGTTTTGTTCAGGGAAGGCTTGTTGTGGTATGCCTTGCAGTAATCCACTATTTTCAATACCTGCATCTACAGGTTTGGGTGTATTGTCAGCCGGTGGTGTTAAAAGTGTTTCTATATTATCTACACCTAAAGCAGCATACATTCTTCTGTAAGCCTCATAGATACCCTGTGGCCCGTGAAGTTGTGGGTTTGATTGCACCATAGTCAATAATTCTTGTGCCATTATGACTCTTTGGCTCATAGAGAATATGTTTGGGTCAGATACTGGTATCACATCTACTTTTGCATCAAAATCTTGTAACTTAATTTCTCTTGGACCACTACCTGTTTCGTACGGATATACAGGCGGTAAAAACTCTTGAAACACTCTTGCAAGTATTTTAAATTCGTTTTTTTGTGAATAATGCAACCTTTTGTGTATTGCGCTCATAACTTTTGTGCCTTTTTCTAATAAGGCGACAGTTGTTCCAACAGGCATAGCAGCGTTAGAATCGCCGATATTCATGTCGGCTATGGCAGCAAACCTTTTGCCCGACTCAACCAATAAACCAAGTAGTTGAAACAATACATTGCTTGGTTCTTTGTATGGTAATGGCATCAATGAATCACGCAATGCACCGCCGGGTGCATCTACATCTCTAAATTCACCTGGTTGTAAGGGTGATGCCTCATCTCTTATTCTTATACCTCTAGCTTTAAAACCGGCTGGTAAGTTGCTTAAAGTACCTGCGTCAATTAATTGTCTAAGTATTGATGTGGAGGCTTTAGATAAACCACCAATCATGTGTGACAAGCCAAGGCCATAAAAACCTAGTCCTGGTAAAAACTTGTACTGTACAAAATAATTAATTTTGTTGCGCATAGTGTCTTCGGGTACATAGTTTCTTCTAATTGATAATATTTGTTGTGAAGAATCATCTATAGTAATGATATAAGGTATTTTTAAACCTGTTGGCTCGCCCATATCATTTACATCTTCAAAGCCTTCTATTTCTGCAACGGTGTGTATTTCGTATAACTTTCTTTGCTCATCTTCGCCGTAGTCAGGCTCAACACCTTGTATATCATCTATTTCTTTGCCTATATCATCACGATTTATGTTTTGGTTATCGCTTAAATCTACATCCGCATAAAAACCAGATATTTGCATTTTTCTTACTTCGTTGTTGCTCATTGATACAACATGCGTAACTCTTTCAGCAGATAGCAAATCAGTAGCATTGTAAGGCACTAATAAATCTTCAGCAGGCACAAACTTAGATACAGGTCTGCCTTTTGCTGCGTCGTAATAAACTTTCTTAAAAGCACTACCTGATAATGGTAGATAAAATAGTAATTGGTCTAAGTCGGGGTCATACTCAGGCATTTCGTTCATGATGTAATAATTCATAAACTCACAGACTCTTTCAGCCTGCATTTCTGTATTTGCATCTCTTTGACCTACAACTTGTGTTTTAATAGGGCCTTGTGCAGGTAGTAATTCTTTGTATGCTTGTGCTTGAAACTGTGTCACAGCTTCAGATAGTATTGGATGTATGACACCACTTGAGCCTTCAAATGGTTGACTTCTTTGTTCGTCAAACCGCATACCAAGGTACTTAAGACCGTCGGTATATGTTTTTTCCCATTCTTTTCTTGATTCTTTGTCGCTTTCTACTGAAGATATTAATTTTGCTGACATTGAGCCTAAAATAGATTCATCTAAAAAATCAACCAAATTAGCGTCAAAAGGTATATCCTGTTGCACTTCTTCCATTGGCTCATCAAAAGATATTTCATCCTCATTAATGCTTATTTCTAAAGCATCAAACATAGCATCATCAAATGTTTGTTCTGGTGCTGCTACATCAAACTCTTCTGTAGGCACATTTACAGACTTACTTTGGTCTATTACGTCCGGGTTATCTTCTGTTCCTAATTTTCTTTCAGTTACCATAATTTGTTATTATATCCATAAAATCAATAATATGTTAATGCCTTTCTATCAACAGACATATCATCTTGATAATCACTGTCTAATTCTACTAATCCGCCTTGTCTAATTCGCATTAAAGCCATGGTGGATGAATCGCAAAAGTCGTCGTTTTCACCAAATGGAAAAGCAGCCAACTCTTCTATTACTTCTTCTGCAAAAGCATCTTCTGTAGCATATACCATACCACTTTCAAACATAGGCGCAATAGAGTTCATTCTTGCTACTTTGTCTTGGCCTCTGCTTGGCGAATAAGCCTGCACAGGTATGCCTATCTTTCTAAGTTCTTGTGTTAATGGTGTACCACTTGCTTTAGCCTCAATCAGTACAATATCTGGCTCCCAATACTTATACTCTTCTAGCGCTATGTTTTTTAACTCTGGAAAATCTACTCTATGCCTGCTTGCATCTAAAAGTATAATTGCGCTTTCACTACCATCTTCAGGGTCAAATATTCCCCATGTGGTTATTGCTGAGTAGTCAGCAGTTTCTTTAGCACTAAAAGCAGTATCGTAACTTTGTATAATACATTGACAGCTTGGTATCGCTTCTTTCTCCCAAGTCTGCCACCATTCTCTTTTTACAATAGAACCACTTTCTGCTGTTGGGTTTTGCATCCATTGTGCGTTCCATTTGCTTATGGGTAGCGAAGCTTTTACAGATAATAATTCTTCTTTTTTCCAAAACTCACTCCATAAAGGCTCTTCAGAGTCAGGCATTATTGCAGGAAACTCAACCACCTCCCATTGGTCTGCATGTGTTTCAGACTGTCTTTTAAGCAATCTACCAGCCAAATCTTTTGTACTCCAACGAGTCATAACCAAAACGATGGTGCCGCCGGGCTGCAATCTTTGGCGTGGTCCACTTGTGTACCACTCCCAAGCTGCATCCATTGCAGTCGGCGACATTGCATCTTGTTCTGAATGAGGGTCATCTATAATTAATAAATCAGCACCACGTCCTGTTATAGCGCCACCAACACCTGAATAGAAAGCTTCACCACCATCATCTGTAGTCCATCTACCAGCAGACTTATTATCACCTGACAAATTTATGTCAGGAAATATGGTTTGATACTCTTCGCTGTCTATAATATTACGCACTCTTCTACCAAATCGCACAGCAAGTTCTGCCGTGTGTGTCGCTTGTATTATTTTTAAACTTGGATTAAGTCCCATCATCCAAGCAGGAAAATATGTAGATGCAAACTCTGATTTGGTATGTCTAGGTGGCAACATAACCATAAGTCTTTTGCACTTACCTTGTGCTATACGGTTTAGTTTTTTTGCGAGAACTTTATGATGTCTACCCATGATAAAGCCATCCCATTGATGTTTTACAAACTCTAAAAAGTCAGACTTACATTTGTCTCTAGCATTTAGATTCTTCCACTTATCAATTAGGGTTAAAGCTTCTACTTGCTCATCCCTAGACAAAGCGTCAAAAGATTTAATTTTATCTAAATCAATCATAAGGTGGAGAGCCAATAAGTATAATTAGAGGACAAAATTGACTCTCCTAACATGCTACATCGGAGAGAGGAGATATGTGAACATCCACAAATGAGCATGTCAATTAGACTTTACCCCATTCTTGTCCTTGGAACAATAACGCCTCAGCCTTTCTTCTTTTTTTTAGGCCTTCATTAGGCACTCCATTAACTTTGTTCCATCTTTGAATTTGATAAGGCACATCATCCCACAATTTGTTGTTCAGTCTGTTCAATAAACTACTTGAAGATAGGTTTGATGGACCTAAATTGAATACCCATGACACCAAGGCATCAAACTCATTTTGTTTTAAGTCTGAAGTAACCATATCGTTAATATAACCTTCGTATTCTTCAAGCTCATGAGCGAGTAAATCTTCCGCTTCTTGTTTTGTAATTGTCATACCGTCTTGTACAGGACTACCATCAATAAGCTTTAGACTACCATACCCTATGGTTGGCTTATTTGCTGGGCATCTGTAAGAAACGACCATGCCGTCTTGCATGGGACAACCTTCAAAATGTTTTATTAAATCAATACCTTCTTTTGATATTTTCAAGCTAGTCTCCTTTTTCAGGAGAGTGAGATGCTCCAAAATAGAACGAAATAATTGCACTAGCTAATCCTCCAAGATAACCTAACACTAGATTAATTAAGGCTTCAGAGTTTTGTTCTGGTGGTTGTAGTGTTACTAAAAATATGTAGCCTAAAAAACCGCCTATTGTAAATAACCCTATGATTCTTGCAGTCCAATCTTTACTAAACATGCCTCTAGCATGTTGTTTGTCTTGTGTTTCTAGCTTAAACACATCTACATCAAGCTCTTTCATTTGAACCTCAAACTCCTGTTCTGCTTTTTTAAGCTCTAACATTTGTTCAGGTGTAGCATTTTGCATAGCTTGTTGTATAGATTTTTGGTCATTAGATACACCAAGAACTTGTGCTATTTTGCCCATAGCCATATTGCCTAAGGGACCACCCATAGCTGAACCTAGTGTTGGAGCCACAGCACCAACTATATTTTTTAGTAATCCTTTCATATTAATATGCTCGTTAAGACTGCTATACCTATCGCACCAAGAAAGCCAAACACACCAAAAGTGGTGGCTTTAATTGTTGAATTGATAAGAGTTATTTCTTGTTTTATGTCAGAAAACTCGTTAAATGCTGTTTTCCAACGCTCGTGAGATATTGTTTCTAACTTTGTAAGTCTTTCTGCAACATCATTGACTGTCATTTTTTTATTAACCATAATTTTTATATAGTAAAAATTTTCAGAGGTTTACTTTTGCCTTTAACCTTTATTGGCTTTAATGATTTTAACTTATAATTAACACTTTGTGCAGTATTTTCTCCAATAAGTATATCTACGCCAACTTCTTTTGTTGCAGACTCTAGTCTAGCTGCTGTGTTTACAGCATCGCCAATGGCCGAATAGTCGAACCGGGTGTCGCTACCTACATTTGCTATTACTGCTTCACCTGTATTAACGCCCACGCCAATAGCTATTTCATGTGGCAGTTCTTTGTTCAGTTCTTTTATGGCTTCTTGTATTTCAATAGCTGTCTTAACAGCAAGCTCTGCATGGTTTTCTAAGTCTAACGGTGCGTTAAAAATTCCCATTGCCGCGTCACCGATAAATTTGTCTAGCATCCCTTTATTACGCTGTATACACTCAACTTGCACTGTTAAAGCTTTGTTCATAATTTCTGTGACTTCTTCTGGCTCTAGTGTTTCTGACAAAGAAGTGAAGCCACGCACATCAGTGAAGAGAAAAGAGCAAAGCCTTCTCTCACCACCTAGCTTTAACAATTCAGGATTGTCTTGTAGTCTTTTTACCTGTCTTGGGTCTAAGTAATGCTCAAACTGTTTTTTGATTTGTAATCGTAATTTAAACTGTTGTCTAAATCTCAGATAAAAAGCTATGGCTCCTGTAATAAAACTTGCGACCAATGTCCACGTTATATCTATTAATAATCCATCTTGTATAAGCCAATAACCACCATAAGCTAAAGCTGTTGTAAAAATAGCATAGCTTATTACTCCTAGTGTCATGCCTAACAAATGTATTAAAAACCATGTGGCTGTAACTGATATTATAAAAATACCCATTTCTGCGGCTAAAGACCAATCTGGTATGTAGGGCGAATCTTGTATTAATATAGATTCTGCTAGAGCGGCTTGTATTTTATGTGGCTCTAACAAACCCACAGCCGTAGAAATTTGCGGCATCACACCGTTAGCAGTAACACCCAAAAATACAAACTTATTTGCTACACTCATTTCTTGAAGTGTAGTTTGTGGTGTGTCTACCCAGCTAATCCACTTACGACCAAGACTATCTGTTTTAACTGGTGGTATTCCTCGTATTGATATTTCTTCTATACCATTATCATTAGTTTTTATAATGTAAGTTTTTACATCAAACAAAGCCTTATATATTTGTGTTCCAAAACTGGGAATCCACTCGCCGTTAGGTGTGCTTACCAATAAAGGTATTCTACGAACGAGTTGGTCAACCTCAGTTGGTGCAATGGCCAATCCTTGCAAGGCACTATTAGCTAACACATCTATGTTTTGCACTACTCCTTGTGAGACCAAACCTTGTGCTTTGTCACCCATAATTACTGTGCCTGTGGCGTTTGGATATTCTCCGCTTGCATTTTCAAACATTGCTAATACTGAGGGTGCATATTGTAAAACTTGTGCAAAAATATCATCACCACCCATACGGTCAGGTTGTGGATAGCTTATAACATGACCAACTCCAATAGCTCCTTCGTTGATTAAATCTATCTGTATTTGTGCAAGTGTTTTTCTAGGAAAAGGCCAACCACCCATATTAGCAACATCTTCTTCAGTAATATTTAGTATGACAAAATTACCTGATTCAGGTTGTTCTTTTACAAAGGCATCAAAGGTTTTAAGTTTTAGTATTTCTGTTGGTGTAGATTGAAACACCAAGGGTAAGGCTAGTATGGGTAGTATTAATAGTATTAGCTTTTTAATTGTTTCTCCTCTAAAACCCTAAATGATTTAAGCTGTTGTATGTCATCCCATTTAGACCTTTTAATTTTAGTCCAATGATTCGCTCTATGTGTGCTTAAATAGGTTGGTCTTATTTTAACCCATTTCCAACCAATATCGCCAATTTCAAAATGATGGTAGCCATGCGATAATTTGTTGGCTAAAGTTGGGTCGTTGTAAAACCTAACAATATCTCTAGGCTTTTTTGCATCTGGGTGTTGTTTTATATCTTTAAACTTAGGGTATTTTTTTATAGATTGTTTCATGCTTACACCATGTATTTTTTTCCTTTTTCAAAAAGAGCTTTCATTTTTGCAGGATATTCTTTTTGATTTCTACAGGCGTTTTGAGAACGCAGCAAAATACGTTCAAAGTTTTCTATCTCTAGCAACGACTCATCTTTTGCAACAAGTGATTCAAAAATGTTTTTGACAAGTTTTGTTTCACTCCAGTTTAAATGTACGTTACATGAATGTTTATCTCTACTCATATTTTTTCCTATATTTTGTTAATTTTTTTATTATAAGGATTGTATAACAGATGTCAACACTTTTCTACACTTAATTAGATTGTGTAATTTTTATTATAGAGTCACTACCACCATTAATCTTAATAACATTCGATACGCCGTCTTGTATAAAAATGACTGTGTAAGCATTTGAACCATCTAAATCTACTCTTACTGTTTCATTAACTTGTCTACGCAAACTCACTACATTACCTGTTATAAGCGTGGTTATTTGTGTGTCCGGGTCTTTACCTAATGAAGTCCCGGCTATCTGCGTTGTAGTAGCTTGTGCTAAAACATCCTCATCTTCATCTACAGCCAAGGCATCTAACACATTTAATAAATCCTCTAAATAATTTACATCAAGATAATTTATATCTAATTCTGTAAATTGTAAGCTATCTTCTTTTAAATAATCTTCAGCTAAGTAATCAATATCTAGGTCGTTAAAATCTAATACGCTATCTGTTTGTGTGCTTGTGGCTTCTTCTTCTACTAAAACCTCTTGTTTGGGTGGTGTGACAATAAGCATGTTGTCTATTAGGTCTAGGGTTAAATCTAAAATTACAGGCTTAGTAGGTGCAGACTCAAACACGCTAACTGTAGTAGCTTCATAAGGTTTATTAAGTATTACTGTACCCATCGCTGTTACTACTTCTATTTCACCACTAGATAAACCAAAAGCATTAGGCAAAAGAATTATTAGACTTCTACCTAATTCATCAACCGTAGCAGTAAAATCAGTACCTCTAATTGCTATATTTGCAGTAGGTGTTTTTAGTTGAATATTCTGTTTGTCTATACGATTAAGATTGCCTGTAATAAACCTTGCCGTGCCTAAACCAAATGTTAAAGCCATCTTAGATTTACTAGGGTCCGGGTCAAATATATATGAGTCTATGACAAGTTCAGACCATTCTGTAAGTTTAACTACAGAATCATCTAAAAATTTAATAGCCATGCGACCATCTTTAGTTATGGCCTCATCGTTGCTCTGTATAGCAAACTTTAAATTAGCATCGTATGGTTTGTCTCGGACAATTTGTGCTGTGCCGTTTAACTCAGATATGTCACCTATATCAACAGCTTGTGCTTGTACCTTGGTCGTTTT